TTCACATGGACTTGTAAGCACTGCCTTAGTTCGCTTCGCATGGCCTGCAAGGCCGGGTCCGTTAGGTGCGTTTCAATTCCGTGTTCCGTTGTCGATGTGCAGAGAATACGCCGATGTTGAGATTACTCAAGCGGAAAAAATAAATGGCTGATTTCTGCGGTTTTTTGAGGCCAGAAATGGCCAAAAATGGCCTATTTTCAGGGCCGAGTTGGCAGAAATAATCGTGTTGTTTCAATGGTTTGCGCGGAATCTGTCCGGGGTTTGGGCTTGATGATGGGCTTGGTACGATGGTACTGGGTCGAGGAAGAAACGCGTGTACGGGGCTTAGGATCGATTCTACGGGGTGTTCGCGTTTGGGTGGTGATAAGGGTTGGACGGTTCTACTTTGGTTTGCGTGTGAAGCATGGTGAGCGGGTGAGCATGGTTTGCAGAAAGATTAAATACCAGACATGACTTTCATATTAGGTTTGTAGTCCTATGCATAGGCATATGGTCCTACGCTATGACTGCAATGGGATTGCGTATCCGATGGTATGCCGCAGAAAGCCTAGCTTTTCCAGGGTTTGATGGCATTCCTAGTGCCAGAGTGCGCGCTGCGGTAGCAGAATTGCAGGCGCGGCATGGGTGGCACGGGGGGAAATCGGCCCCGGACTATACGATATAGGCTCTGACATTTTTGCAGCAAAACATTTTGACCCTTAGGCCAACCATGCTCACCATGCCAACCATGCTCACCATGCCAACCATGCTCACCTTGTTGGCCCCCTCAAACCGTTGTAAAACTCAGTCGGCGGTGGCCTGGTTGCAACGGGCAGACCCACTTAACCCGTCCAGCCACGGACACGAAGCTAAGTGAGTACTACCCGCTGCACCCCCATGTCTTAAAAATGAGCATGTAATCAGCAGTTGGCTTACCCCGTCTGACACCTCTATCAGTCTCCTGAGTCGAAGACAAAGATGTCTTCTGCTTAGGAACTAGGATAGACGGGTCAGACCTCCGTCTAACGTACTTCATACCTGTTCTCCCCAGTTATACAGGTGTGACATATTTACAACTAATCGAGGGTATACATAGGATTCTAAGCCGAGGCTATAAAGGTATGTCATCCGGGCCTAACTCAGAGTGGAAGCCCTATCGTCTGAATGGCGGATTTCAGCCATTGTGGCTCTATCTGAGGACACGCGCTCCACCGCTCCTGAGGAGGTTCCCTGCCCTATGGGTCTTGACCCCTCCCAGAGGCCCTGCGGGGGGCGTAGGACGGCCTGTCATGTGGGTGAGGCCCTTCTGTAGCTCCTTGAGCAGAAGCCTCTCACGGAGCTTCCCAAGGCCCTTCTCGTCGTCTTGGGCTACAGCGTCTTTCCAGTAGGCACAGGCTATGGCTAAGGCGTCCAGCCTGTCGTCGTGCTTGAGAGCGCCCTTGTCGAAGCAGACACGGGTCATCTGGTAGACGAGGCTCTTGGTAAACTTGCTGTCACCGTCGTACTTGTTGGCTGTGTCGTAGTCGTCCTCGATGACCTTCTGGTCGAAGATCAGCCTGTGAGTGTTCAGCAGGGGTTCCAGCGTCTCGATGATCCGCCTCTCCTTCTGCTGGGAGTGCTTGACCTCCTCGATGGCACACAGGTGGACCTTGTTCAGCACGGGCTTGAACAGCTCAGTGAACATGCCATCACCGAAGTTGGCTTCGATCACGACGTAGTTCACCTTCTCCTGAGCTGCGATCATGGCAAGAGCTTTCAGGGTGTCAGGATCGTAGCCACCGGGTAACCCGCCAGCCCGTCTGACCCAGAGGTTCCCGTTGAGCATCTTGACCACTGCATAGCCTGTCTCGTCCTTGCCTCTGCCTGAGGGGTCGATGGACATGACAGACCCTGTGTAGTCTGCGAACTCTTCACTCGTGGAAGCGCAGTTGAAGAACCTGTCCCCTGTCATAGCGAGGTTGGGGAGGTGCTTCATCTCCTTCTTGTAGTCAGGCATCCACTCGATGGTCATAGGCGCTCTGAATGGAGCAACATCGGTTACGATGAGGTCTCTGATCTTGAGCGGGTATCGCTGGTGATCCGAGAGCTGCGTGTTCAACATGAACTGCAAGGTGAAACCGGCCTTGCCGTATTCAGCATCACGCATCAACAGGTCCATGTCGGAAAACCGCTGTGGGTCTGTCGTACCCCCGTAGTTCCTCATCTTGACGATCATCGGGGCCAGACGGTTCCCGTAGTACTCTCGCTCCTTCTCCGAGGGCACTCTGGCAGGCCAGATGCGGATGTCGAAGGTCTCAGGCAGATGGTTGTAGATTGAGTCCTCCGTCTGAGGTGTACCCAAATAGATGATCTCGCTGTTCTCCACCCCGTCCTGATCAGGCTTGATGATGGCCGAGTACTCCTTGATGCGCTCCTTGAGCTTGTCGCGCATGTCGGCAGTCGCTGAGTTGTTTAGCACCTCCACGTCGTCTGACACGATGGTGTTGGCACGGGAGCCTGTAAGCTGACCTGTGATGCCGATGGACTTCACGGAGGGAGACTGGTCAGGCTTGGCCCCACCAACGTCAAACGAGACAACCGAGTCTCGCTGGTTGTCCTTGGGGATCATGTCAGACAGGAGAGGCCAGTCCATGATCAGGCGCTTGGTAAACACGGAGAACGCGTCAGCCCTGTCCTTCGAGGCTGAGACCACGAGGTTCTTCCAGTCCCTGTTGTTCCAGAGCTTCCAGAGAATGTAGGCAGAGGTGATCCACGACTTACCCACGCCACGGAAGGCGAGGATGCACTTCCTCTTTGGACCGTGTTGGAGATAGTGGGCGATGTCGTACTGCACAGGGGTTGGGTCTGGCAGCCCAAGGAACCGCCACATGAGAAAGAGGAAGACCCGGAAATCACTCCGGGCCTTCGTAATGGTCTTAGTGTCGTACATCCTGCTCGTCCTCGTCCTCGTCCTCGAACACCGGGATGATGTCAGCGACCTTGTCCAAGGTGCTGCCGCTGTTCGGAACGACCTCGATGCCGTTGTCCTTGAGGAACTGACGGATCACATTGAGGTCGGCAGCCTTCACCTCGTCGCCCTTGAGGACGTTGAGCATGTGCTGCGCGAGGGCTTCATGCAGAGCGCCTAGTGCGTCTTCCGACGCGCGCTTCTTGGTCATGTAGACCTCCTCTTACTAAAACAGGAAAGAGCCAAACTTGGCGAGAAGCCCACCGATAGTGGCCGATATACCGCCGACCAGTGCGATGGCTCTCCAGCCGCCGGATGCCTGAGCAAGGATGTTCTTGATCTTCTTCACATCCTCGTTTTGTCCGTCCAGCTTTTCGCTGATGTATTTGAACTCCACCTCTAGGGCCATGAGCCTCTCTTCAATCGTAGGCATCAGCCCTCCCCCCGTAGCTTTGCGTCACGGGCGAGGTAGTAGTCGATTGTCTTCTTGTGCTTCGCATAGCACTTGCGTAGGGCGGCCCTGTCAGTCCCCCACAGCTTCTCGATGTCAGCCTGCGTCAAACCCCCAGCAGGGAGCTTGACGGGTAGCTTGCATGACCTGAGAAGCTCAGCAGGCGCGTCAGACAACAGGAGCTTGTTAGAGCCTGTTGAGACGTTGCACGCTGTTAGGCCCAATGCCACAACGAGCAGCACCGGGATCGCGATCAGCTTCTTCACGGAGCTTCTCCATTTCTTGATCCAAAGCCTCGTTTGCCACGGCCATAGCGTCTAACTCGGCGCGTAGCTTGGCTTGGGCTTCTTGATTGACTTTTGATTGGCGCTGCATCTCCTGCACCATCTCGGCCTGCGCTATGGCGTAGCCGTCGAAACGGCCCTTGACATAGAAGCCACCGATAGATGCGAAGAGAGACAGGCCGACGATGGCGACGATGAAGGCAACGCCAGCATCGAGGCCGAGGTAGCTCATGAGCTTACCCAGAATATTTGCCATCTTCCCTCGCCTGCCATCTAAAGTAGAGCGTTGCCAAAGCGGCCAACAGGGAGAGACCGAGCGACACGTAGACCGCCCAGTCCCAGATTGACGTTGCCCGATCGACAACAGGCTGTACCTCAGTCACTGTTAGCGAGACTGTCTCGGCGGCTACACCGACAAAGGTGCTGGCAACTGCCACTGCCTGCGCTGCCACAGTGCGAGACTTGGCAAACGTCGAAGGCCAGCGGATGCCGAGAAGCGTATCCTTGCTGTAGCGGGCGATAGAGACAGAGTTGCTCTGGTTGCCGCCGAGGATGTGGTAGTGAGTGTCATCTTGAGTGACATAGAAGCCAGCGTGGCCCTGCCACTCGCTATTGCCGCGACGGAAGACCATGATGGCCCCCGGAACGGGCTTCTTGAGCGGCTTACCCCAAGTCAGATACGAGCGGGCTGTGAGCGCGCCAGTCCCCTTGAGACCAGCGCGCACCAGCATTGCCCCGACGAACGCTGCACACCACGGTACAGCGTCGTCCTTGACGTAGGGATGGCCAGCATCTTCGTAGTAGGCTTTGATCTTTGGGTTGATTGCCTTACCGGCTCTTTCCTTGACCCCGATCTCTGCCTTTGCCAGTTCCATCCACTTCTGCATATTATTTCCTTTGTGTAGTGGTCAGCCCACAAGACATATCTGGCGGGCGGCAATTATGTTACCGAGTGAGTTGCCGTTCGAGCTGTTATCACCGGGGGTACTGCGAACGGACATCGTAGCGCGCATCTGAACCTCCGAGCTGGTTTCCACAAGCTCGATGGCGTTGTTCGTGGTCATAAGAGTTGCGGCAGGACGCCACGCCGTAACGGTGAACAGAAGCTCGCCAGCGTTGAGATTGGTACTGGGAAAGCTGTAGTCGCCGTCAAACCTGGTCTGGACGTGGTTACGGGTTAGGTCGTTCACGATGTTGGTCGACCCCTTGATCTTGCAGTAGGCATAGATGCACCGCTGTGCAACCCCGAACCACCTGATGGAAAGGTTCTGAGGGCCAGCAGTGTTTATGTAGCCGCCGTATACCTCCAAGCTGACGCTGTGACCGTTATGAGGGTCGCCCCTGTGGGCCCCGCCAAGATGGGTCAACATGGTGGACCCCACTTGCGCGGTCCACCCGAGAGGCGGGTCGGATTCGATTCGACTGCAGGCGAACAAAAAGAGGAGGTAGTTGTCCGGATGACTTGTGTCGCCCAAATTCGAGAGACTCCAAGTGTACCAATCGAGGTCAGCTGAATTCTGACCAGTGCCGAGGTACGTATACGTCAGCGGCGGAGCAGAGGGAGCAGAGGGTATGGTGAAACCAGGAATGAACAGTCCCATGATTACACCGTCGTCAAGTCGCCAGCGACAACCCACTCGTTCGTGCCAACCTTGATCAGCGAGAAGCAAGCGTATTGTCCGACCGACTTGACCCTTGACCCACGCGCACGGAGCGTGACGCCTGTGCCTGCGGTTACAGTCACCGCACCAGCGCCCATCTGGACGCAGTCGATGCGTGCGCCAGCAGGCCACGCCACAGAACTCTCTTGCGGGATTTCAGCGGTGACAGCAGTGCCACCAGTGAACAGGACAACGTCACCGATGTCAGTCAGGGCAAACAGGTTGACCCCCACACCGCTGTCGGAGTTGAGCGTAGCAGTGTCACGAGCGGCGTACCGGGCATCCCCGTCGTCCCTTGTCGGGATCGAGGCACCAGCGGCAACACCGATGGCCCGCTTCGTGAACGTGTCAGCACCAGTCTGTTCGAGCAGACCGGCTGTAGCGTTCAGAGCAGCCAGCGCAGTGAGCGTGGCATCCAGACCCTGATAGGTCGAATCGCCAGCCACGTTGACCCATGCAGACCCGTTCCAACGGAGCAGATCGCCACTCGCAGCCGAAGTGATGGACACATTCGAGAGCGAGTTGAGGGTGTGGTTGTGGGAGGACGTAGCCTTCCCGTCCAGAGCTGTCTGTAGCCCTGTGACATCAGCGATAGCATGAGTATGAACAGCGGTGGCAAAGGTAGCGGCGCTTACACCACTGTCCTGAATGATCTTGCCAGACGTGCCGTTGAACGAGGCGAAGTTTCCAGACGCAGAAGAAGCCGGTCCCGAAACGTTGCCACCACCACCACCGCCGCCACCGCCAGTCTCGGTGGCCCAGAGGAAATCGTAGTTAGCGTTAGACGCCTTCTTGAGGACCTGTCCGGTGGTACCACCGGTGGGAATGCCCGTACCGCGTTCGCCCTGTACGCCTGGGGGACCCTGTATGCCTTGCGGGCCTTGGGGACCAGTTGCGCCAGTTGCGCCGGTTGCACCCGTTGCGCCTGTTGCGCCCTGTGGGCCTTGTGGGCCTGCCAGGTTGTCTCGCAGCGTCCAAGTGGTCTCGCCGGTCTTCTCGTATACGTCGCCGTTGGTTTCGTTCAGGTACCAGTCTCCGACAAGGCAGAGGTCGTAAGATGGTGCGCCTGCGCCGCTTTTCCAGATCGTGCCGCGAGGGCCGACCAGAGAGAGGGCAAGCTGCCACTGCGTATCGCTGACCTTCTGGTACAGATCACCAGTGGCGGTCACGATAGCCCAGTCGCCCTGCTTACCGATAGCACCGTCTGTCACAGAGTCGAAGCGATACCACACTGTCTTGAGGTCGTTGAGTTCCTGAATGCCGTAGAGCAATTGCAGGACAGCGAGGTTGAGTTTCACAGCCGGGATTGGAGAGCCGTTCTGGAAGACCACGTCTGGTTCGGCAACGTCGGTCACACGCTGGATACGGACGATGGACCCCTCAGGAGGGGCCACAGCAAGCTGCACGAGAGACGTGGAGAGGCCCGTGTAGGCCACCTCCACATCGTCCACTCGTACAACAACGTGATCGTTTTCAAGAAAGTCGAAGGGGATGCCAAACTGAGTTGTGACTCCATCCCCAATGTAGGTAGCAAACGTGTTGTAGGAGGTCATTTGTTTTCCTTCTATGGTGTGATGAAGGGGATGGACATCGTGTCGCGTTGTCCGCGACGGTCTTCAATGCCCTTCTTGTAGTCGAACAGTTTCTGTGCGCCGATCTGCGCTTCCTCCGCTTGGAGTTCGATCCACGCAGCTTCGCGTACCGCATGAAGGACCTCTGCGATCCTGTCAGCAGCCGTACCGTCCTGTGAGGCCGTTCCGGTGGTGTACCCACCAGTCTCGATCAACTGCTTGTGCAGGATGTCGATGGCCCACTCGTCATACTGAGCGATCTTCTGCTGCCACTTGTCGTAGAGCGGAGTGCCGTCCTTCGATGGTGTGGTCCGAAGATCGTTGGGCATGTCAGGATGCCTGAGCGGAAGCGTGAACTTCCTCCCCGTGGCAATCTCTACACTGGAAATGTACGTCAGCACGTCAGCGCGCTTGCGTCCGATCTTGTCCATTCGGGTCTGCGTCTTGGAGACATCGACACCAAAGAGGTAACCTGTCCCCACAGAGGAAACAGCTTCACCCCCGAAGACATCGTACTGCTTGGAGACGAATGGAGTGCTTGGGTTGATCCTCGCTTCGAAGAACTGCGTGAAGCCCTTCGGGTCGTTCACAGTCGGGTTCAGGGCCTGCATCACCTTCGTGAAGAAGTTGGGGATAAACATTCCGACCTTCTTACCAGCGAAGTCCTCGAACGCTGACAGTCCCTGTTCGGGGTCAGACAAGGTCTCACCAAACTTGAGGAGGTCGTCGAGGCCCTGAGTGAGGTTGGCGTCTCGGACAGCCTGTGTCCACGCCATAAAGGCGACAGCCACGAAGCTAAACGTCTGCTCCACAGCACTCTCACTGATCTTCTCGCCCTGCGACCGCCTGTAGTCCAGCATCACGTACGCCTCGTAGGCGTTCGCCATGATCTTGAGCGGTGTCGAGACAGGGTCGAGGTTCCTGTAGTTGATCTCATAACCTCCGGGGAGCTTGATGGTGTAAGGCTTCCATCCTGCCCGTTCGAGGTTCCTGCGCTGCTTGTAGTCCTTGGGACCAGCACCAGTCATCTGACCTGTAGCCAGCATGGTGATCGTTGTCGTGGTCAGACCGAGGCCAAGCATGGCTTGCCCCTGCGCCCGGAAGTACTTCTCGGTTCCGTTACGCCCCAGAAGGTCGTCACGGAAGTCGGACATGAGCATATTCAGGCCGGGAGTCATCTTCATACCGGCTTCGAGAACGCGAACAGGCGTCCTAAAGAAGAGCTGACCCATCAGCCTGACCGATGGGTGGTTGACGACGAAGTTCTCGTAACCCCGGCCAGCGCGATCTACAAAGTTGTCCCCTGTGAACGCCCTGCGGAACAGGGCATCGTCGGTGAACGACAGTGCGACCTTGTCCGTGGTCTCACGGAACACGTCGGCGTTCTTCTTCAACTCGCTGATGATCCACTGGTCGAGAGCCTCGCCTGTGTAACCGCGCTGTACGCCCCGCTGACGGAGCATCATGATGGACTTCTCGTAATCAACTTCCTTGGAGAACGCCTGATCCGACGCTTCCTTGGTGGCCTTGGCGACGAACTTCTTGAGGCCGTCCCCCTTCAAGCCCTTCTCAATGCCGAGCTGCATCGCCTGCCCCGCTGCCCTACCGGCAACAGAGCCTTCGTAGATGACTCGCGCCATGTAGGTATCGGTGGCGGCAAGCAGTCGAGGGATAATGCGGATGTTTCTGCCAGCCACACCACCCCACACGTCCTCTGTGTCGTACAGGCGCATCGTGTCTTCACCGATCAGACCACGTTCATAGCGGAACGCAGCCCTTGCAGCCTTGAACGCA